GTTCATGAGCGGTGTAACTCCCTATGCCGGGCACATCTCTGATAAGAATGAGCAGTTTATCCTAAAGGAAATTGAAAATATCGACTTCCTCAAGGAGCTCGATGTAAAGTCGTATTGGTCCAAGCTGTCTCCAAACACAAAGGAGGCCACTTGGCAGTATCTTCAGACACTGTACATGCTCGGTACCACTATCATTTCTATTCCCGCCGAGACTTTGTCTATGATTGAAGGACTAGCTAAGGACTGTGCAGATAAACTCGAAAATGGAGATGGTGATGTTGATCAGGATGCCTTGATGAAAATGATCGGAGGTATGATGGGTGGTATGGGTGACTCTGGTAAGGGTCTTCTGAAAAAATAAACCTTAATATATATTAAATGAAGGCCTGGTTCGACGATCCTAAGCAGCTCATCCGCCGTGACCAAATTTCCCAGTTTTGGCCGACGAGTGAGCAAACACCAGAAGATCGAATTAACGCGGCTTCAAGATTTATAATTTATATTGCTACCGTCGTGTTTCTAATTCGTCGTGATCCTAGGATCTATGTCCTAGCATTGACTGTTCTCACTGTCATTTTTGTTTTATACAAAACCAATATGGTGAAGGAAACATTTAATCATTCATTGAAAAGGAGTTCCGACTGTCAGGAACCAACTCGTAATAATCCCATGGGTAACGTACTCATGACTGATTACAGTGACGCACCCAATCGTTTAGAGGCGTGTTATTACTCACAACCTAATGAATTTGTTACACAGGGTGTTCCATTTGATTCAGGGCGTTCTCGGTCATCGTTACCCAAGTTTCAAAAAAATGCTATAGAAAGGCAATTTGTCACGAACCCTGTGAGTCAAATACCAGGCGATCAAACACAATTTGCTGAATGGTTATATGGACCAAAGAATGGACCTATGTGTAAAAGTGATTCCAGGTATTGTAATCCTGACGCACGTGGTGTTCAGTTAGAAGCATTCGCTGGTTTAGGTGGTGATGGGGACATCAGGGGTCCCCGAGGTGGTGGTCGTGTGCGAGGTGGTGGCGGAACCTATAGTTAGATTAATATTCTCGTGTAATAATAAATGGCGTACCAACTCCAACCCGGTCTCTCGATTGTTGAAAACGCTGGTGCTCTACCAGGTGTAAAGGCGACTGACGAGGTATTCGTTTACCCTCAGCCCAGCCAATTAAATTATGGTTCTCGCCCCAATACCATGCTTTACGGAACTGCTCCGTACAAGGCTGGTAAGGGTTCCCCAGCAGAATATATAGAAACCTCTGATCAACTTCGCCCCCAAGCTACTACCCGTTTCAACAAGGTCATCGTACCCACCTATGAACGCAACCTATTCCCCCTCACCAACATGGATTGTAAAGTCCCTCTTCGTACCCGTTCATACGAACCTTCGAGTACTCGTGCCGAGCTCCAGAATGGTTTATTTGACCAGAGGTATATTAATAAAAATCTTAACAAGAAGTAAGAATGGCTGATCCAGTTTCACTCATCGCCGTAGCCGGACTCGTCTATGCTGGACGTTCTCTCAGTAAAAAACCTGAAAAATATACCCCTTTATCTGAAAGTCCCAAAGAATCTCCATCTGCACCCGCCCAATTTATTGATTTCAAGGAGAATGATTTTGTATCCCGAGTGGATGCTCCACAGAAGAGGGAAGTTGAAAGTTTCGCAGATATCTCCAGGCAACAGCGTAGTGGTGGTCAAGAAGTTTTAGATTTACGCAATCGCATGAGTGATCGGGGTAGGATGAATAATCTTTCCCCGGTTGAGAAACAGCTTGTTGGTCCGGGTCTCGGTATCGGTGCACACACCCCAGCCGTTGGCGGCTTCCAACAGACATTCAGAGTTAACCCAATTAATGTGGGTGAATATAGGCTCACTACATTACCAGGACGCAGTGGCCCAGCTCAAGATGTTACTGGTGGTCGTTCGGCGAAGGTTGGTGAGTTGACACATAATAAACCAGCTACAACTGCTCATCTTCCCAGTCGTTTACCCGCTATGCCCGGTCGCGCCCAAGGTATGACCGGCGTTGTACCCCGCAATGAACATGAAAGAACTAAAAGGACCACCAACCGCTCGGAAACTGGTGTTCGCACCGATGGGTTAGGTTTCAATGGTGCCAGGCGCTTCATACCTGCTCAGACTGTTGTACAAAATCCTACGAGGTTCAGGACTGATCGCAATGATGAACAATACATCTACAACAACCAACCCACTCCGGGTATTACCAACTTTGTCGGTGGGTACACCAATAGTGCGGCTGCGCAGGTTAATGCTAGGAGTAACGAAGAACTCATGAGGTATGGTTTCCGCCCCGAAGATCGTCGTGGTAAGCCTAACCGCATGGGTAACGCTGGTCGCATGAATGTTCGTGAGAGTGCTCTCAAGCAGGGTGGTAAGCTTACGGCGGTTCGATCCGATACGACTCGTGTGGACGGTCGCATCAACCCAGCTAGTGGTGGTTGGACACAAAATTACAAGAATAACGAGTATCATCAGTTCAACGCTTATAAGGGTAATGAAAATCCCAACTCCAGGCGTCTCGACATTGCCAAGACACAGCTCCAGAATAATCCTTTATCCCACAGTCTTTCTCAGTAAAGTTCACACTGAATTAGACAAAAACATTCATTAAAATATTGTGCCTATATTTTAATGAAGGTCCATACCTTGAACATAGATAGCAGCCAACGTCAATCGAATGTGTATCTACATGCCAATACATACGTCATTCGTTTAGAAAATCCAATTTATGACGTGTCTCAAGTTAAATTGGTTTCTGCTCGTATACCCACACCACAATTGACAACGTGTGCAACAAACAAGAGTTTCAGTGTTGATGGAACAATAATAACCTTAGATGAAACGAACTACTCTTCCGGGACAGAACTCGCCTCTGATCTTACTCTCAAATTGGCACCCCCTGAATCTAATGTAGATTCCGTCGTATTTGACACTGATACAAATGGTCTAGTATTCTCTAATACCATCGCGGGTGATAATGATTTCACCTTCGAATTTAATGATGGAACAAACGGGTATACGAGTACCTCGTCATCTGTGACGACCCCACATCAAGTTTTGGGGTTTGGTTCGATTGATCATGCGTCTACAAATAAGGTACTCCGATCTGGTGCTATTAATCTAAAAGGTCCTAATTCTCTGGTACTCAGGGTAACATCTGGATCTGATGGGTTTGATCAAGATATATATACATCTACACCCTTCTATACTGGTCATATACTTCTCAATGGTTCAGATGTTATAAACTTTAATGGTGCTGATGATCCACTCGTGCATCATTTTCATTCTGGTTCACAAAAATTTATAAAGGAGCTAACAATTGAATTTTTTTATATGAGCCATGGGCGCCTCATACCGTATGATTTCAGAAATCAAGATCATGTATTAAAATTTGAAGTGACGTGCTCGACTGATAAACTAGAGAACCTTACAAAGGTTGAAGTAGATAAGGTTTTACCAAAAAAAGAAGAAAAATCGTTAATAAGCATTCCGAAGGAATTGAAGAATCCTTATAACCGTGAGGTGTTTATTTATATTGGTGTAATCAGCTTCCTGGGTATACTACTCATCTCTTTTATGAAAAAGAGAGTTTAGCGAGAGACAGCGTATACGGGCTGCGCGGGCTTGGAAACACGAGTAGAGACACCGGAGATGAGCATGTAGACCACGATCGAGAGGAGAGTGGTGAGGACAGCGGTAAGCGCATACTGGGCGCCACCGTTCTTGGGTACCTTAATGACCTGGCTGATGGTCCAACGGACGACATCCATCCACGACATGGCCGCAGCGAACGAGAAGCCCGCTACGATCGCGTTGAGAGACTGAGTCTCGAGTTCCTGGGTGACAAGATTGACAGTCTTAAGAGCAGCCTTCATTGTGATTTGTATACTATAGCATGGGAAAATATTTTACTCTGGAAGTAACTCTTCTTTACTAATTTTTTTGTATCTACTTTTCCTGAGTATTTTAGATTTTGTGAACAACGGCTCATCATCAGAGGAGTCCGTGTCCGAATCCCCATCACTTGCCAATATAGTTAATTTAGTTTTCGTATCCGAAAAATTCCAACCATCAGGCTCCCATACCGTCATTCTTATTAATAGCGCTTTTTAAGATTCGCTCGGCTGGACTGCGCGGTTCCCATGCATCCCATCTATCGTACGCCTGGTTCACCTGAATATACCTAGGATCATTTCCTGCGTAGCGCTCAAAGGTGGGTAAATCATTATCTGGAACAACCTCAAAGTCTTCACCATCGGAATCGTCTTCGTCATAGACATCCGGAAACAAACTTCCTGTCGCCTGACCAACCTTATGCATTGCACAATACCTAGATGCGTATTCCACGTCTTCTGAAAGAATTACATTTCTTCCACAAGCTTTAGAATACTCTGCTGCGAGTACTACACTCTGCTCAAGAACTGGCATGACAATATCAACCATAGCATTCATGTAGTCTTCCGCCTGTTTATTAGCCATTTGGACATCGTTATCGAATCCAGTCTTCATTCTGTTTAATACTTATAATTAAAAAGTGTTTCAGATTTTCCCCCGCACACTCTTAAGACGTTATAGCTTGTGGCGTACACGCGAATTTGTCGTGCGAAATCTGGACATGATGTCATACTTAGGTTTAGAATTGGCTCTTTTATCAAATTGAAATTTATTTGACCGGTCGGGTACCATTCTTCTGGTTGTAATGCGAAACTATATGAATAGAATCGCCTGATGAGCTGCGTTTTCGAATGATGAATAGCTCCCTGGATTGCCTTTAAAAAGATGACGTTCCCTGTATCCTTCGTGATTATATCTTCACCGTCAAATTGCAGCGTGAGATGATCTAAATTTTCATACAGGATTAACTTACCATTTTCAACATTTGATGTGTTGTCATAGTCGAATGGAGTTACGAAGTTCCCCTGGAGAGTCGTATCAGCTGCATTTACATTACTACCATGGCGCTGAATGACAAAATGGAGCTCTTTCACTGGATTGAAAAAATCAAGTTTAAACGACCCTTTATTTGTATCTACACCAACCTCGAATGTATTCTGTTGAACTTGTGTGATGAGATAATCTCGTGATAACTTTTGCATCTCTATCCGCTCGACTGAGTCTAGGAATACTACTTCTGTACAAAGTGAAAACTCCTTGATCTTGGGTTTAAGAGATTCGAGAACACTGGGTAAGTTGGTACGACTCCCTGTTATGTGAACAATCAAGTCCTCAACACTTCTTAACTTGAATTCAACCTCAACTTCTTGGTGTTTCATGGCACACATGGGTATAGCCAATTCTGGGTGATTATAGAAATAAAATGGTATGTCCACCAAAAATTCTTCATCTGTACCCAACCCTAACGTGTTATGGATGATGATTCCACTATTATCTTCAACCTCAGAAACTCTCTTGAACGTAGTTCTCAGTGGGTATTTACCTACGAGTTGCTCGAGCGCCTTTTGCTTTGTCTGTGTCATAAACTGTTCCGAGTAAATCTGGAGATAGTCACTCGTGATTCTCTCTATGACCTTTCCACCCATGATTAAATCTACATACTCAATGAGAGCGTGTCCCACAGACTCGATATATACCATACTCTGATCGAGTTGTGGAAGTTTACACTTAAGGGATACTGTCTGTAAAAGATCTCCCTCGTTCTGTGGAATTTTGAATCGTACCTTTCTCCCGAATGCCGCTTCACTTTCAGGGTCTATGTCTACATACTGCCTCGAAAAATTGGAATGTTTTTTGAATTTTTCTAAAAAGTATGTGTAGTCTGGGTTTATCGTGAAATACTTTTCTTGTGGTCCAGTTGCTTCCAATTGGAGTCTACCAGCCATTCCTATTATATCCACCTAAAATATTAATCCTGCTAAACCACTCTGTATCCTTAACACGTTGTAATTCACGGCGTACACTCGTGTGTTATTCGAGTCTGTGGTGTTCATTGGATTAATTTTGATTCTCAAAAGTTTATGTGCTATACGACTCA